TGATTTGACAGGTAACGCTTGAAGGTTGGTTTGAATAACTTATATTTAGACGCACCCTTCAACACCTCATAACTTAAACGCAGTTTGGTATTCTCATCATACCGCTTATTGCTGCTTAACTCGTACAAAGCGTCCATTAACTGCGCTCTAAGGCGATATGGCAGGTAGTGCATGTTAATGCCATAGAAACCGCCTGGAGCACCCTGTACAGGAAATATGAGAGGGTATCTATCATAGTATGGCAACTCAGCCTTGGTCTTGGGGTCATAGTTGAATAGATACATCTTACCCATAGACACACGGTTCTTATATCGTGCTTTCTCGCCTCGTACAACGCTCTCTGGCGTAGCACTGGTCCCTCTTGCTTTATCTCTAAACCAATCCCTTGCACCTTGCGTGCGAGCAGGCACCTGACCAGCACGAATGCCTTGTGCTAAAATTTCATCGAATTTTGATGCCATATGTCGTTTTTCTCTTGACAAAGGGTTGACGTTATATTATATTTATAATGTAAACCATAGAAGGATATAAACTAATGATTAAATCATTTCTGCCTGTCTTTCAGGGGAGAGTGGATAAACTTAAAAAGAGTCTGAAAGAAGAATTGGCTCTTGCTAAGTCTGAACGTCGTAAGGAAGTAATCAAGTCTCAGGTCAAGGAAGCAAAGAAGCTCCAGAAGGCAATCAAAGAAGCTGCTGGTGACTCAAACACTTGCCCTCACTGTGGTGGTATTCTATGAGTTGATACCCATATCGACTTCTGTTAAGACCTTAAACTCCCACCCACGATCAACACAGTATTCTTCTGCTGCCTCCCATTTCGCTTGGTTGGTGGCATAAGTTACAACCTCGTTGATATATTTCTGTGTCTTGCGTGTCTGCTTCTTTGGTGGGTTCTTCTGGTATTCTGGTTTGACCTCAATCATAATGGTTTTGGTGGTTTTGTCTTTCTGTCTCACTCTGATAATAAAATCAGGGAAGTATCGGCGCACCTTACCAAATGGGTCACGATATGGAACGATGACCTCTTCACTTGCCCACCAGATTATATTTTCATTTAAATCAAAATAATTCATACACCGTGCTTCCCACGATGAACGATAAGTGATCTTCGATGGGTCGCCACGGTATTTTTTTGGGTGTCTTGGTTTAAATTTGCCTGAATATGCCATATAAATAAATGAAAGTAATTCTATTCAAAGGAATATTTATATGAGTGGGCATGACACAGTAGAAAAACTCAATGCAACACATGCAGGATCTGGTGGTTCAAATCTTCTAGGTGATATTGCAACAAGTATTTCAGATTTTGCAAACGAAATTAAAGGTGATACCAGTAGACCTAATTTAGTAACTCCTGTCAGTGGTATTAAGTTTCCGGACGATTTAATAGACAGTCAGGAAGCGATTAGATTTGAAATTTTTGAAAACTATCAATTTGATAGAACAGAAAATAAATCAGAAGGTAAAAGTGCTGCTACCATATATCTACCTATTCCAAATGTCTTACAACCATCATACAGTGCGGACTACCAAGAGACAGAATTGGGTATATTTGGTAGAGCAGGTGCTTCAATGGTTGGTGGTCAAGGTAATGATAATACTGTTGGTCAAGATTTTACTGGTGGTGCTTTAAACTTATTATCTCAGGGTATTAGTGGCGCTGGCGCAGTTGGTGGTGGATTTTTAGGCTCGAAACTTGGTAAATTAGGTGAATCGGGTGGCAAATTAGAAGCTATATTAGATAAGGTTGGTGCTGGTGCTGGTGCAGCATTTGCGGAAGGAGCAAAGGGTGCTATGTTTGGAATGGGTGTTGCTCGTAATCCACATATGGCTCAGGTATTTAAAAATATCAAATTTCGTAGTCATTCTTTTGATTATAAATTTTCTCCTAAAAATGTAAAAGAACAGGAGACATTAACCAAAATAATCAGACTTTTCAAACTAGCAATGCATCCCAAATATATGTTTGGTGACCATATGTTTAGTTATCCAGCACAGTTTGATATTGATATCATTTCTGGTCAGTCAAATAAACACTTTTATAATATTGGTATTTCGGTGTTGACTGATATGAGTGTCAACTATTTACCAAATGGTCCACACATGCACGAGATTGCTGGTGGATTTGAAAATACTGAAACTACCAAAGCACCTGTTGCTGTTAATATTAGTTTGAAATTTACCGAAATCAAGATTGTTACCCAAAAAGAAATTGTGGAGAATAATTACTAATGGCAAATTTTTATTTCGATACATTTCCAAAAACTACCTATGATATAAAGAAGAATGGTAAACTGGAAAACGTAACCAATATCATGTTGCGGTATAAGTTCAATGCTGCAATCAAAAATTTCATATCACCATACTATGACTATAACGTGGCAGATGGTGAGCGAGCAGATAATCTTGCATTTAATGTCTATGGCGACTATACGCTTGATTGGTTGATTTATATGATCAACGATATTGTTGACCCTAACTTTGATTGGCCTCTAAGCGAACAGACACTAAATCGGTATATCGTTAAAAAATACGGTAGCATTCCAATCGCACAAGCAACCGTGCATGAGTATCGTAAAATTCTAAACGAGCAGTCGGTCTTATTCGATGGCACGATTGTACCCAAAAGAACTTTGGTAATTGATGAAACGACTTACAATACGTTGGATATTTCAGACAGAGAGTCCATCTCAAAATATACTCATGAGAATGAAGTCAACGATGCTAAGAGGCAAATCAAACTTTTATCCAGTAGATTTGTTAATGATATTTTAGTAGAACTTAGAGATGTCTTTTAATGGTAAACAACTATAGACCAGAGAAAATTGAAGTAGACGGAATCTATATCTTCAATTACAATAGAGAAGTTACCAGTGATATTAAACAACAACTGGTCGATTTCAATATCTATGAAGATATATACTCGCCTACAATGTCATTTGATGCAACGATGACTGATAGTAATGGGCTTATAGAACGATTTCCTTTCGTTGGTGAAGAATTGGTTGCTGTATCATTTAGAATTCCTACGGATAAAAAAACTTTTCAAAAGATATTTTCTATCTACAAAGTGTCTAATAGAAAAGAGCAAGGTGAGAGAAATGAAGTTTACACCATTCATGGGATTTCGCTTGAAGCAGTTGTGAATATGAATAGCACTGTCGATAATTCTTTCGTCGGTCGCCCCTTTTCTGAAATGGTCAAGTCCGTCTATAAAGAATATTTCAATAACTCGACCAAGAAAACTGCTGGCAAACCATTCCTTACATACGACAAAAATCTATTTGTCGAAGAGACATTTGGCAATCACTCTATCGTGTCACCACTATCGACACCATTCGACTTCATAAAATACTGTGCCAAGCACTCACAATCACCCAAGTATGTGGAGAGTGATTATGTGTTTTTTGAAAACGATGATGGATTTAATTTCAGAACGATTAGCAGTTTACTGGAACAAGATTCCGTTGAAGATTATTATCTGTCCGACCCAGCCGCAAAGAGAGATCAAAACAGTAAGGTCAAGGAGCATCAAATCATTCGCAGTCTATCTTACGATGAGTTTGAATTCGACACCATGGAAAGTATGGCAAGCGGCTTGTATGACAATGAGGTTTCGGTTATTGATCCAGTTCTAAAGCGATTTCAAAGCACAAGTTTAAACTACCATTATACTAAAAATTTCACAAATGTCAATAAAAATAAAAGCTCTCTTACTAATAGGAATAAGTTTACCTCAAATTTTTCAATCTATAAAGATTTTGATGGGTCTTCTCATGCCAGATATATCGTATCAAATCTATCAAACAAGGCATATAACCAAACCTCTTATATTAAAGACAGGTCAGAGTCAGATCCAGTTGCCCAATATCCTTTCGTGCGTCACAAATTCTTAAACCATTTGGTATCAAAACTATCACAGGTCAATACAAAATTCACATTGAATATGGTTATTCCTGGTGACCCTAATCGTAAGGTTGGGGATATTATCAGATTATTTGTACCACAAAGAAGTGCATCGCAAGAATTTACAAAGCAGTACAATTTTTTATATGGTGAAAAAGATCCTCGTTTTTTGGTGACAGCAGTGCATCATAACTATGCTTATGAAGATGATACATATATGACTACACTTGAAATTGTAAAAGACTGTCTGGGGCAGGATGTATTTACCCCAGGTGGAGCAGAGGGATATAATGGTTGATTTTAAACAAGAATATGTTGGATATAATTTTATCTGGTTTTTCGGCGTAGTCGAAGACCGTAATGACCCACTCAAGATGGGTCGTGTGCGTGTGCGATGTTTTAACTGGCATACCAATGATAAACTCAAAGTCCCAACTGAAGCATTACCATGGGCACAGTGTATGCAACCTGTTACCTCTGCTGCTATCAGCGGTATCGGTAGGTCTGCTACTGGGCTTGTAGAGGGTTCGTGGGTTATTGGTTTCTTTCTAGATGGAGAAGATGCTCAGAAGCCTATGATTATGGGTTCTATGTCTGGTATTCCTACAGAGTTGCCTAATATCGACTTTGGATTCAATGGTATCTATCCAGACCTAATTGATGAACCAGATCTGCCTCGACCTGCTCGTGGCGAGCGTGAAGCAAATCTGAATGTCAATGACGGTATTCTGCCTACCAAACTGATAGACAGACCAACACGAGATACACATTACGAAACAAAGATTGCTGGTCGTGCTGCGCTTGGTGCAATACCTACAGCCGTAGCACCGTCTGTGACTGGTGCTGATGATAAAGGCACTGCTGACTATGCAGATGATGAGGGCGAAGTTCCATATTGGTATGAACCTAATCCACGATACGGTGGTGAAACAGATGGTGTATACGAGTCTGGTGCTGCATCAACCTATCCCATGAACCATGTAAATGTTTCTGAAAGCGGTCATGTATTTGAAATTGATGATACACCAATGGCAGAACGTATCCACGAATACCATAAGTCCGGTTCGTTTGTCGAGACACAGCAAGACGGAACCAAGGTCACTAAGGTTATGGGTAGTGACTATGAAATCGTTGTGCAAAACAGAAATGTTTATATCAAAGGTAATTTATCTGTTACTGTTGCTGGCAATGCCAAAATGTATGTACAGGGTGACCAGTATATTGAAGTCGAGGGTGACCAGTATGTGACTGTCCGTGGTGATCGTATCACTAAAATTCAGGGTAGTGATATCAAAGATGTTGTCACTGATCAAAGCACAAACATTGAAGGCAATAAATTTGAGCGTGTTGGTGGTAATCGTGATGAGCAAGTGCAGTTAAATCACACACAGAAAATTCAAAATAACTTTAACTCAACAATCAATGCAAACAATACGAGTATCGTTTCTGGTAATCAGGCAGAACAAATCACTGGCACACTTGCTTCTGTGGCTGGTGGTAATATGTCTATTGGCACCGCAAGTAATATAGATATTGGTGCTTCAGCAAATGCTGCTTTCAAATCCGTTAATGGGTTGATTGTTGAATCCACAGGTGATGATGTCACTATTAAGTCTGATGGTAACATCGAACTAAACCCGTAGGAGATTTAAATGTCTTGTAGTACAGACATAGGCTTACAAACATTAAAACTGCTTGAAAATAAGGTCAAGGGAGAACTAGCAGGATTTACTGCTGGTGCTGGTGGTCTTACAGGCAATCTAAGCACGCTACAAAGCAAAATCAATCTTGCGAAGGAAGTTTCAACTGCTCTTACTACTGCTCTACCTTCATTAGAGGGTTTAATTCCTTCAGCAACCCTAATTAGCGAGATGGGATCATTGGTTGCTGCTAAAGACAATCCAGCACAGTTTGCCGCTCAACTTATAAACATTTCACAGAGATACGTCGATGTTCCTGGTGTAGATATTCAGTCTCTGGCTTCATCTATCCTATCAGGTGAAATCAGTGCAGATAACATTTGCGCTCAGATTCCAAATGTGATTGTCAATAAGGCAGGGGACATTATCAAAAAGGGTATTCCACCCATTCCACCAACGACAAGTGTGAAAGAGTTAATATCGACCGCTACAAAGACGAATGCTGCGCTGTCGAAAAAACTTCCTATGATATCAAACATTCCAAATGTCGATATCAAAAGTAAGGTGGAGTCATTCAGTTCATTACAAGCACCACAGAGTCTGGGTGTTCCTAAAAATATAACGACCATATTGCCAACGCAAAATGTAAAAAGCATGTCATCTGAATTGACTGTAGCAACTTCAAAGATGGGTACATTCTTACAGAAGCCACCCATCAGCAGTGGTCCAGCATCGCTGACTTCTTTTGGTGATGCTAGAAAAATTCTTGAAGACGCACAAGATCCTGATTTGGAAGCAGCAATGATTGCTGAAGGTGAGCGTTTTAATGCACAGTTAGATGCTTTGGGCAAACCAATTCCGGGTGCAGTATATGATACACCAGATACAGAGGATACGGGATAATGAGAGGTGTGTATATTATTAAAATAGGTAGAGAACTTTTTACTTATGATGATTTTTATGATATTCCAGATGCATTTGATCGTTTGATAAAATTTGCACCTGAATACCCAGAAGGTCCACACACAGACGAACAGCATGAAGAGATGGAAACCTACAACGGTAAATTACAAGAACTCATGAAGAGGGAGATGAAATAATGCCAGCAGTAACTAGAATCGGTGATGCAGATGTACCACACTGTTCTGGTATGACTAGAGCAGAGGGTAGCCCAAACGTATTCATAAATGGTATAGCAGTGAGCAGACAGGGGGACAATAATACAGGGCATCTCCTGCCACCTAATATTCCACCGTGCCCTAGTCACTCAGCCGGTATTGCTACCGGGTCTTCCACAGTCAAAGTAAACGGCTTAGGAATAGGTAGAGTGGGTGATGCTATTAGTGGATGCACGTCTGTTGCTGCTGGTTCATCAAACGTATTTGCTGGAGGATAAATTATGATTCATATCTTCAAACCAAAAGTTATAGTCTCAGTAAGAGTGTTTTATTATCGACCAGACTATCGTAATCTGATTCAAGAGTTTGCGTGGCAGACTGAAGACTATAGACCTAAGTATCCAAGAGTAAATAAATTTTTGAGACATTGGCGAGAGAATATTGATGCTGTAATTGCTGATATTGAAATGGCAGAGGTTAAAAAAAGACCAAAATATAAGTCAGTAGAAGACATCTTCAAATTTTAATATAAATAATAAAAACAAAGAGTAATGGTAAAATGGCAGCATACGGTTCAGGCGCAACGTCACCAAGACGCAAAGAGATTATTTACAGAGATCTCGGTTTGTCTTTCGCAGCACATCCTATTACTAAAAAAGTAAAGGTTGTCGAGAATGAAGAGGCAATCAAACGTGCTGTCAAAAATTTAGTATTGACTAATAAGGGTGAACGTTTCTATAATTCTTTATATGGTGGTAATGTAACGGCTTTTCTATTTGAGAATTTCGACTTTACTACCGAATTTGATATTAAAAAATCAATTACTAATACTATTAATACATATGAACCAAGAGTTAATTTAAGAGAAGTAAGAGTTAAGGCTAATCCAGATGGTAATTCCATGGAAGTCACCATCATCTTTAGTATCCTTGCAACTAATAGAATTTCAGAGACAAACTTTACTATCGAAAGAGTCCGATAATGGCAGCTAATAACGCAATCCGAGTTTCAGATATCAACTTCGATCAGATTAAGACGAACCTAAAATCGTTCCTATCTGACCAGAATGAGTTTTCGGACTACGACTTCGAGAGTTCAACCATGTCCGTATTGCTGGACTTGCTTTCATACAACACATACCATAATGCCTTCTATTTGAATATGGTCGGCAATGAGATGTTCCTTGATTCTGCACAGTTAAGAAACAGTGTCGTGTCTCGTGCGAAACAATTGAACTATATCCCACGTTCTGCTCGTGGTGCATCTGCTACGTTGAATGTCTCTATCACTCCTGGTGGCAGCCCATCGTTCTACACGGTCGCTGCTAATACCAAATTTACCACAACGATTGACGGTACATCATACACCTTTGTTACCACCGAAGCAACGTCTTTGACTCCAGGTTCTGGTGGTTCATTCAGTGGTTCGTTGAATATCATAGAAGGTGAACCATTACAGCAAAGGTTTACTGCTAGTACCATATCACCAGTTCGATATATTCTACCTAACGAAAATGTGGATACAACCAGTCTTGTTGTTCGTATTCAGGAGTCGTCATCGAATACAAGTATTACCACTTACAATTTAAATACAGACATTTCAGCAGCCAACTCAATCTCTGAGATCTACTTTGTCCAGGAGAATGAAGATAATAAGTATGAAGTATATTTCGGTGATAATGTCTTTGGTAAGAAACCGAAAGACGGTAACATCATTATTGCTGACTATCGTGTTGTAAATGGTTCAGCAGTAAATGGTGCTAACAACTTCTCAGGTGACTTTACGGTTACAACTACAAGTGCAGCACAGGGTGGTGCTTTTCAAGAGTCTATTGATTCCATCAAATATAACGCACCGTTTAAGTTTCAAGCACAGGACAGACTGGTCACATCAAACGACTATAAAAACATTATTCTTTCTGAGAACGGTGATATTCAAGCAATCAATGTATGGGGTGGTGAAGAAAACTCTCCACCCGTATACGGTAAAGTGTTTATCAGCGTAAAGCCAACGAGCGGTTCGGTCATCTCTGCCACACGCAAAAGTACACTTCAGTCTACTCTGAAGGATCGTAGTATCGTTTCGGTCGAGACAGAGTTCGTTGATGCTACCTATCTGTATATCAATCCAAGCATTACAGTCCGTTACAACCCACGGACAACATCCCTATCTGCATCGGAGTTGAATACCAAGATTCAAAACTCTTTGATTCTCTTTGAGGGTACAAATCTTGGTACGTTTGATAATAAGTTCTATGTGTCCAATCTTACTGAAACCATTCGAGCGGCAGACAATAGTTTTGTGTCAGCAGACATTCCATTCACTATTGAGAAGCGTTTTGTTCCCATTACAAATGCTATCAACGCATATCAGGTCGAGTTTGGTAATGCTGTTCATCATCCACATGCAGGTCATTTAGGTGCTATCTCATCGTCTGGCTTTACAGTCGGTGGTGAGACAGTATATCTTGAGGACGATGGTAATGGTACGCTTCGCACCTATATTCTAGTGACTGGTAATAAGGTCACACGAGACACCAACTTCGGTACAGTTGATTATGGAAGTGGTTTGATTACCATCTTCAATACGCTTATCACAGGGCAGGTTGGTAGTGCGATTTCAATCTATATGAAACCAAAAGAGAGCAATATCTTTGGTTTGAGAAATCAGATTCTACTCGTATCGGGTGCGGATGTTACGACGATTGACAACGATACAAATGCAACAACCTCTGCTGTTGGTGCAGTTGCTACAAACGGTACAACGACTACAGTATTGACTGATAATGCGATTGCTAACTATGGTGTTTCATCTGTTACCACACTTACAACAAGCGCCTCTGGTGGCACTACTGGGACAACAACATCAACTTCTATTAGCGGTATCTCTTACTAATGGCTACAGATAAGAAAACATCAGTCCTTGTAGCGGAGCAGTTACCTGCCTTCGTTCTTGAAGAGGGTCCAAAGTTACAGCGGTTCATCGAAGCATACTATGAGTTCATGGAACAGAATGGTGGTGCAATTGATGGTACTAAGAACCTGTTATCCTATCAAGACATTGATACAACGACCGATAGTTTTCTGCAATACTTCCGTGAAGAGATTTACAAGAATATCCCTGATAGTGCGCTAATCGACAAGCGATTGCTTGCTAAACACATTCGAGAGATGTATCGAAATAAAGGCACAGAAAAATCATATAAATTTCTGTTCCGTGCTTTGTATAATGAGGATGTGGACTTCACATATCCTGGTGACTTCATGCTGCGGACTTCAGATGGTCGCTGGAGTAAAGAAAAGTATCTTCGTGTAAACGATATCAGTGGTAGTGCAGCAGCGAGTCTTGAGGGTCAAATCGTAACTGGTAATGATAGTGGTGCGTATGCTCGTGTAGAGAATGTTGATCGTGTTACTGAGTCTGGGGTCGTTATCACTGAGTTGTACCTGTCAAGCATCGTTGGTACATTTGCTAATAACGAAACGATAACATCTAATGTAACATCAACATCAGCAACAATCACGGTTGACTCTGGTGCAGCATTACAAGAAAAAGAGGGTCGTTATATCGGTACTCGTGGTCAGTTAAGTTCCGACCAACGATTGCAGGATAGCTTTTACTATCAAGATTACAGCTATGTTCTCCGCTCGCCACAGTTTGTCGAGCGTTACAGAGAAACGGTGCTTAACCTGCTGCATCCAGGCGGTACAAAGTTATTCGGCGAGACAACAATCATTTCACCATTCAGTGTTCGGTCAAGCACTACTGATACAGCATTTGAGGTAGATGTTGAGTTTGACCTACAGACAGATCAGCAGATTGGTAATGTCCAAAGTGTTATTGTAGGACCAGACCTCAGAGGTGCGGGTCGTTTGTTTATCCCTGGTGCCAATGCTACTAACACGATCTCTAAGCTTATTGCTGAAGGTGTCAAGCATGATGTTCCTGAAACGATTGATGCATATGCAGGAATTAAAGTAGGAGATATTGGAACTGACCGATTAGTATTTGGTAATAATACCACATTCACTTCAGATGGGTTTGTATTCCCTGGTTTCGTAAAGCAAAACTCATTGAACGCAAACAACTTACTTGGATTTGGCGGCACTAACTTTAATACTCTACAAGCAAACGACAGAATTATTCTGGCAAATACTACTGGTTATAGGTCGCAGGTAATGAAGGTTGTATCTGTTGCAAGTGCTAGTTCTCTAGTCACAAGTCCAGCAGCAACTAACACTGGGTTTCATGAACTGTTCGCAAACTCTACTGCCGGTGGTATTTTGGCACTCAGTAGAGGGTTACTACTAACAGACGATGTTGTCATCTTTGACACGCATGGTAGCAACGCAAACGCTCAACATGCTGTCAGTAGTTTGGGCAGCAATCTGGTTATGTCCATCTTCCCAGACTATAGTGGACCACCATTATCAAATGGGTCATTTAGTTTAGTTCGCCCTGGTACAACACCAGAGATTCCTACATTTGATGTTACCATACAAAAGTTCGATTCAACGACATTTAGATTTGATCAAGTATAATAAATAGATAAAACTTAGAGGCATACAATGGCAAAACAAACGATTAATATTGGTACAGTTGCTAACGACGGGACAGGTGATTCCGTCCGTACAGGTGGTGATAAAATCAATGACAATTTCAATGAAATCTATACCGCATTTGGCGATGGATCTTCTTTGAATGATATTGTAACCGATACAACATTTCAAAGCACGTTGGCGAATACCAATACATATATTGCTGCCACCGCTTTAGCAGATAGACAGGCACTTGCTAATACAAATACTTTTATTAAAAGTCAACTAGCAAATACAAATCTAGCAATCTCTGATCGTCTTCAGGTTGCCAATGCTGCTGTTTATCTACAGGTCGCTAACTCCACTACATTTCTGAATAAAACAAGTGAAGTTGCTCATTCAATTACTGCAAGTGTTGCTATTGACAGCACTAGCGCAACGTCTGGCGTGCATATTTCAAATGGTGCTATTGAGGTTTATAGTGCAACTGGTAGCCCATCATATATTGATTTTTACTGTGAAGTAAGTAATGCACATAGAACGAGAGTTCAGTCAGCAGCACATTCCGACTATGCTGGTAATGTGACTTTGACACTTCCTGTAAATACTGGTACACTTGTTGGAACTGCTTCTAACAACGATTTCACTTCTACAAACCAAATGCGTCTTGGTGCACCAGTTAAGACTACTACAGCAAATGCATATACACTTGCTATTGCTGATGCTGGTTTCTATCATCGTCTAAACTATGCTAATACTTCTGAGTCAGGTTCAACTACGGTTGGGATTACTATTCCAGCCAATTCTACCACTGCTATTCCAATCGGTTCTGAATATCTGTTTGTTCGGACTGGTTCTAACTCAGCATTCCAGTTTGCTAATGCTGCTGGTGTCGTCGTTAATAGTGATGGTGGTAAACTACGAGTTCGGTATCAGTGGCAATCTGCTGTATGTAAAAAGGTTGCTACTGATGAGTGGGATATTATCGGTAATTTAGCGTAAGGATTTGATATGTTTAACACGCTGATAGGAAGATATGGTGGTGTTGCTGGTATCGGTGGTGCTAGTGTCGAGGCATCTGGTGGTTCGGAAATTACTACACCAACTCATAAATATCACGTTTTTGCTTCACCTGGAACCTTAACCCTCACTAATTCAGGAGAAATTGAATATCTAGTTATCGCTGGTGGTGGTGCTGGTGGTCGAGGGACGTCTGGTCGATCTGGCGGAGGTGGAGGTGCCGGAGGTATAAGAAATGGCACCTTAGATTCCTTAACACTTGGAACATATCCAATTACTGTTGGCACTGGTGGTAATGAACCGGGCGGTTCTGGTCCTGCCGCTCCAGCAAATGCAGATGGTAATGATTCAACATTTGCTACAATCACTTCTACTGGTGGTGGTGCTGGTGGTAATGATAGTGGCGACTTTAATAATATTGATGGAAGAGATGGTGGTTCTGGTGGCGGCGGTGCAAGTGTACATAGTATCCATTCGGGCGATACAGGCATTGGCGGACAGGGAAATACTCCACCGACAACACCACTACAAGGTTATTTAGGGTCAAATTCTGGTGCCGTTTTTCCACAAGGCGCATGGTATGGTGGTGGCGGTGGCAGTTTATATGGTTATAGTGATGGTCTTAATTACCAAAGAAGTTCTAATTTTGGTCATCGTTCATCACCATTTCCACAGTTTAGTTCAACAATTCTTGCACCAGCGATCCCATCTGCTCTTGAAACAGCAATCTCAACTACTGGCAAATTTGGTGGTGGTGGTCAGGGCTCTCATAATTTTAGTCCGGGTAGCCCATATGGCGTTTCATTCTATATAGGTTTCATTCACGGTCCGACCCCGGCGGATATCGCCGCCGTGGGTGGTGCTGGTGTTGGTGGATATCCATCGCCTGCTAATAAACAAGGTGGTAATGCGGTTGATGGAAGTGGTGCTGGTGGTGGTGGGTCGTTCGACAATCAAAGCGCTGGCAATGGTGGTGATGGTATCGTCATTATTAGGTATGAACTCTAAACAAATCATTATAAATAATACTAACACCCATTAAAAGAGATGACAAATGCCAGGAATTATTACACATAAGTTCAGATTGAATAATGCTACTCAATTCTTTGAGTCGTTCACTGAAGCAGCAAACATCAATACACGCTATTATATGTTTTTAGCGAAAGCACATGGTTGGACGGACGATGCTTCTCCACCCACGCCAACGGATACCATTTTAGGTTCTGACTATAATATCTGGCGGAATATGATCGCAGCAAAGCGTGTCACTTCAAGTGATGCTACATTTGTTGTCGCAAGGAACAACTGGACTTCTGGCGAAGTTTATGTGCCATATTCAGATTCAAATACATCTCTCTATACAAGTGCATTCTTTGTGGTCACTGATGATTTTAATGTTTATAAATGTATTGACAATAATAATGGAGCATTGTCAAGCGTTAAACCCACATCAACTGGCACTTCAATCGTAACGACTTCTGATGGGTATCGTTGGAAGTTTATGTATAATATCTCTCCTGCTGATGTATTGAAGTTCACAACGACGAACTTCATTCCTGTCAAAGAACTAACTTCAGATGATGGTAGTCTACAGTTTGACGTTCAGGCAGCAGCATCTAATGGTGCAATTGATTACGTCGATGTAACAGCCGCTGGTTCTGGTTATCTCTATGCTGCTGGTACTTTTTCAAATGTTGATAGTTCAACCATTGTAAAACTTACCAGTGCAAGTACAACTGACGATTCATATGTGGGTTCTACAATCTATATCAGCGGTGGCACAGGTTCAGGTCAGTTAAGAGAAATCGTTGACTACCAGGGCAACATCAATAAGGCAACTGTGAATGCTGCCTTCTCGCCCATCCCAACAACAGGTTCATCATACATCGTTGGTCCCAAAGTAACAATCACGGGTGATGGTTCAGACGCACTGGCATATGCTAACGTTGCACTTCCCGCCCTTGCTTCTGCTACCGTGGGCAACACTATCAACGAAATTGTTATGATTAACACTGGTTCTAACTACAGTAAATATTCCGTTGCAATCTCTGCTAACAGTTCACATGGTACTGGTGGAACTGCTGCTGGTAGCATCGCACCATATGGCGGTCATGGTTCTAATCCAGTAAGCGAACTTGGTGCAACAGATGTTCTGTTAAATGTTCGTATGACTGGCACCGAGTCAGGCACCTTTATCACCAACAACGATTTCCGAATTGTTGGCTTGGTTAGCGATCCTGTTCTTTACTCAGGTGCACAGGCAAACTCAACAGTTTACGATATGACAACCAAACTCACAGTAACAGGTAAGTCTGGTACATTCTCTGCTGATGAGATGATTGCTGGTTCTTCAAGCGGTGCTGCTGCTCGTTTCATTTCATTTGCAAATACGAATGCTTCTGGTACGGCAGGTGTTATCAGTGTCACAGGATTAGACGGTACATTTACCACAAGTGAAACGATTACAGGCAATACCTCCACACAAACTGCTGTGGTATCGTCTATAAATAATAGAGATCTACAAGACTTTGTTGGCGACGTTCTCTATGTTGAGAATAGATTACCAGTAAGTCGGGCAGCAGATCAGACAGAAGATATCAAACTTATCGTTAGATTTTAAGGTTTAAAAGAATGGCATTAGAGACTAATTTCAATTTATCTCCCTACTTTGATGATTTCGAAACGAGTGCAAAGTTAAAGAATTACCACAAAGTTCTTTTCAAGCCTTCACTTGCTGTTCAAACACGGGAATTAAATCAACTCCAAACTATTCTTCAAAACCAAGTCGAGCGTTTTGGGAATAACATCTATGAAGAAGGTACAATCATCGACGGTTGTGCTTTTCAGTATGATGCTAATGTCGCATTCATCAAACTGAGAGATAATGATGCTGGTGGTAATACAATCACCGTCACAGACTTTAACGGTGCGACTATCCAAGGCGCAACCACAGGCGTCCGTGCTAAGATTATCTCCACTGCTTCTGGTGCTGAAACCACTGCCCCAGACTACAACACATTCCTAGTCAAGTATATTGATAGTGGTACATCAAAGACAAATAAAACATTTGGTCTAAATGAAGAACTCGTATTCCTTCCTGCTGATGGTGGTACTGGTCAACGTGCCAATACTATTGCTGCGGGTGCGTTTGGCTTCGGGTCAGTCTTCAATATTGGTGGTGGTACAATCTTCTCCAAGGGTCACTTCATCAATGTTGCTTCTCAAACGCTTGTCTTAGAAAAGTATTCAACCACACCTTCATATAAGGTTGGTTTCAAAGTATTAGAAAGCATCGCAACCAGTTCATCAGATACAACACTGCTTGACAATGCTGCTGGTTCATACAACGCTTCTGCTCCTGGTGCTGATCGTTTGGTTCTAACACCAACGCTTACTAAGAAAGCATTATTCGATTCTTCAAACTTGTCATCTGCTAATACCGAATCATTCTTCCCAATCTTTGAGGTTGAAAGTGGTAAGGTTCGTATCGTAAGAGATGATACAGTATTCAACAGCATTGGTAGAGAACTTGCTAAGAGAACCTACGAAGAGTCAGGTAACTATCAATTAAAACAAATCAATACTCATGTAAAAGAGCATTTGAATACAGGTAGCAACTTCGGTCGTTATACTGCTGGTGAAGGCGGTGACAAAAATAAACTCGCTATCGGTATTGAGCCTGGTGTTGCTTACATCATGGGTTATCGTAACGAAACCCTCAC